GACGAAAGTCGGACCATGCTGACAAAGCCGTGTTAGCGACTTTGCTTAGCATGTGTGGGTCAAATCCCTCGCATCTGAGTAAAGTTCCTTTAAACGCCCTATTGGACGTAGCGTAGACTAAGTAGGGAGGATGACTCACTCCATTCGCTTGGGGGACTAGCAAGCGTGTGCTCACCCCTCACGCCCTAGGAGAAAAGTACCTACGGACTTGCGCTATGGCAGGTCGCGTGGAGGTCGATCTACTGAGGGAGATAGGAGTGCGCGCGCCGCGTACTCCGAAATGGAGAGCAGCTACATGGAGGAGCTGAGTGACGTAATTCCAAAGATCTACAGCAACGCTTAGAACACGTTGTCATGATCGAGGTAGTCGCCAACAGTTGAGGGCGAACCCCAATCCAAGCGGTAGGATCTAGTACTACGGACCCAGATCTGGGTGAATAGTCCAAGTGCCCACCTCCTCAGGAGGTGCCCAAAACGGGGTTAGGCATGACGGCCGGTGATCCAGAGGTGGTTAGTCCCTTCGGGGATGAGACTAATTAGTCTGGCCGGCGTCCGGGATTATGGACGTAGGAACGGTGTTACTGTGCGTAGTCAGGCTCCGGGGTCAAACTCGGTAGTGCTGATTAGCCACGTGAAGCCTGATTGGTTTCACTCACCAAAGCCTTCCAAGGCTGGCTGCGGCCCTCTCACGAGGAAACCGAAGTCTAAGAGTGTATAGTATAAACTTAACAGTGACAATAAACACAAACATCAAGCGAACGCTTGGTCGTGCGTATTCTCGACTGCTAAGCTCCTATGCGTCTCTTAGTGCCATGCTCAAGGTAAAACTTGGGCGTCCAGCTGTGGTCCACATCCTCGGATGTGTATCACTTCTGGGACGGAGAGTCAACCTTTCAGTTGTCAAGGTGGTTATCACTACGTTAGCCACCTACCATAAGCTGTATAAACATGGAGGAATCAAATACCTTGTGATTTATCTCAAGGCTTGCTCTTCTATGCTCCAGCAAGTGTTAGGTGGACAACGACTACACGATTTGTCGCCTTTCGGGGCCCGAGTCGGTCGAACGCATGGTGGGATCCCTTCATTAATTCCCGCTCTACATAGAGCTCGTATTCGATCTGGTTGTACTTGGACGATACGGTTTTGGGCTACTCTTTTCGGTCTGTACCGAGTTTTAGAGTTTCCTGGAACTGTAAAGATCAAGACAATCACCAAAGAATACGGAGGAGACCCTTTAATGACATACGAATTTAGTCAATTCGTATTCAACCACTTCGTCCATGTGCTGAAGAAACTGTTCCATACAGAGGGAACAGTAACCGATGCATTATGGTCCGAAGAGGGCGAGGGTCCCCTTGAGTTCATGAAGGGACTCCGAGCCAAACCTTTCCTGATTTCTAAGTCTGGACCCGCGGTGCAACCGGGGAGTGCTCCGAGCGGTGCTCAGAGCACTTCCCCTGCATCTATTCTGGCTTCAGCATACACATGGTTACATAGTCCTCTCTACCCAATTTTGCAAAATTGGTGTAAGATGACTGGTAATCAGTGGGTGCTGAATCGGATAGAATCCTGGGCCAAAGAGTTGTGGGTTTGGGAAGATTCTCTTCCCTTATCCTCAGGAGGACCGAAATGTCCTTTTGAAGCAACAAATTGGCTTGGGAAACTTGGGTTCAAACCGGAACCAGCGGGCAAGGTTCGGTATTCGCCATGGTCGATCCTTGGACACAATGGATCATGGATCGCCTTCATAAAGCGATCTTTGGTTTATTGGAGCGAATACCACAGGATGGGACATTCGATCAGGAGCGGCCGATTCGTAATTTGTTTACTTGGAAGGATGCTAATGAGAAGCAATTCTCAAAACCAATTTCCTTGTATTCATTTGACTTATCAGCTGCAACCGATCGTCTGCCTATCGTACTTCAAAAAGTACTACTGTCTCCCTTCTTAACAAGTTGGGGGGCAGAACTGTGGGGTTGCCTAATGGTTGGACGGGAGTATTACTGCCCCAAGACAATCAAATTCGGAAATGGTCCTAAACAGACTGTTTCTGAGTTGGGATTTGTCCAGTATGCGACCGGACAGCCAATGGGTGCGCTCAGTTCTTGGGCGATGCTGGCGTTTCTACACCATGCAATCGTTCAGTGGTCCGCTCTCAGAGCGGGCGTCTTAACCGCCAATAAACCATGGTACGAGGGCTACGCCGTCTTGGGAGACGACGTAGTCATAGCACGTGATTGCGTGGCCAAGGAGTACGCAGGAATAATGAAAGCGCTAGACGTCGGAATCGGAGACCACAAGTCTCTGATTTCAACATCGGGCAAGGCATTGGAATTTGCGAAGCGGACTTTCCTTCACGGGAAGAACGTTTCTATGGTTCCTTTTGCTGAGTTCGTGGTAAGTCGGCTATCACTAGCCGGCCTATTGGAGCTAACGCGTAAATACTCACTATCCTTCGGGCAGATGCTATCTGTCCTGGGGTATGGGTATCGCGCGAAAGCCTCAGCGTCGAAACGCCTCTTTAGCCTTCCTAAACGGCTTCGTAACTATATAGTTACGTTCTACGGTCCGGGGGGGCCTGGTTACACGGGTCTAAAAGGGTGGTTACCCTTAAAATCGGTAACCTCCTTATATAAGACTTCGGTGACTAGGGTTCAAGGCCTCTGCAGATTATTCTTCGAGAGTGAGGTAAAACTCATTCTTGAATTCCTAGACTCTTATCAGCCACTTATCGCGGTTGCTAAGAGGTTAGGGACGGTTTACAGAGATCGTGAACATTATGGCACGACGCCGAGGGGAGCCGATCGACAATCGTCGCATCCAGGGATTGAAACCACAACACCCAGTGAGGTGGTGGATTCCTTGAATGAAACGGTATATCGGGAGGCCTTCCTGGACGTGGTCATAACTGCCCGGGACCTTCGTACCAACCTAGAGGAAATCTCTATCGAAACCCTTGACTGGGAGTCTTTAGAGAACCTATGGGCTCAGTTCCGAGAGATCGAAACTGAGTTCGCGGCGTTACCATTTCCACGTAACATCCAAACTCGGGTATCTGAGGGTAAACCTCTGACATCAGAGTCTAAGATGTTGAAGAGATGGTATCGATACTCTAGTACGTTTAGGGCAACTGTTGACCCAGTCAACAGCTAGTCAATATATAAGTGGCCCCCTCTAGGGGACTAGAGAGGGTACGGTATCTTGAGCTCGGCTCTGAACTTATTCTTAGGACCAGGAGTTGAAATAGACCACCTACCTATTAATAGGGAAGTAGAATATCCAAATCACTTGAGGAAACTCAAGAAGAGACGCCGAATCGAGGTGATCCGGGTCCCTGTACCTGAGCTCGGCCCTGAAGACAAGATCGCAAGCTGCGACCTTGATCGAAGTAGGATAACCAAATCGCCTAGGTTCCGTCCCTTAAGAAAGGACTTAACTAGGAAGAGACGCCGAATGGGACTCTCCCTGTACAGCTGATCCGAGGATCCGCGAATACCGTAAGTTAAGCTTGAGATCGGCCCAGAAGCCTTCTCTCAAAACAGGAGCTGAAATAGGCCACCTATTGTTAGAAGGTGAAGTAGGATAATCAAATCGCTACCTGAAAGGGTAGAAGAGACGCCGAATCGTGTTATACGACTTGACATACACTAATACTGACTAGCAGGAAAGCGAGTGTCCTCTTGATCGCTCTGATTGTGAGCGGGTCGACGACTGAAAAGTCTAGACCTTAGGTTTACCCTCCTTCGCAAGGAAGGTATTCTGATAGTGCTCACATGAGGAAGGAAACGAATCCTGTCTAATGTTGATGGTTTCTCCGTCAAACAAGAATCCAGAGGAATACATAACTCTGGCAAGCTTGTGAAACATTTTCGAAACGCATCTGAGCGTAGCAGGGACCGGGAAAACATCTTCCTAGTGCAAGCTAGGGAGGTGGGGGGCCGGTCCCTGGG